CATATAGTCAATAACAGAAACACCTGAGATGTTGTAAGAAGATTGCATCTTACCAAAGAACTCTCGATTGTATTTGTTAACGTTTTTCCAAGGACTGAGTCGAGCTGCAACGTCTTCACCCATCAAGCTCATAATACGAGTTACGAGGTATTGAATATCAAAGTATTGAACGTTCCAACCTGTTACAATATCAGGATAGTCTGCTACCCATAATTCTACGAACCTTCGTAGTAGTTGCATTTCATTATCAAATTTAATAAAGACAATGTCGTCTGGATCAATACCAGTAACAGTTTGTGTCTTATCGTAGTCTTTGCGACCAAGTAGGAAGTACTTATCACTTTTAGAAGACTTGTAAGCGATCGATGTGATCTCTTTATCTGCTATTTCAACGTTAGGATAGCCATCAGCGATATCAACCTCAATATCAAAAGATACTATATTAACATCTTTGAAATCATATTTGATATCGTCAGGATAGTTTTCTTGTATGAACTGTGTAATGTAATTTGTATTACCAAAGATCTTCATGTTGGAAACACCTTTGTATTCCTCGATGAAGTCTTTGCTTTCAGCCATAGAACCAAATTGGTGTGGACTGATTTTGTAATTACCTTTGAGGGGCGTATAGCCCTCTTCGCCTGCTTTGGCGCTGCTTAGGTAGAGTGTTGGTTTATACGGTACTTTGTACGAGAAACGTTTACCGTTCTCATAACCGCGCCATAGAATGTTTTTGCCATATCGCTCGACTGAGGTGTAGAATGCTGTCATCATAGGTTTCCATATTGTAAGAGTATATTATATCACAGTTGTAGGTGTTTGTCAACCTTTTTATGCAATCTCACTGAAGTTTTTCACCTTCGTAAATGTGATAGAAGTATCAAACTTCTCAGCGAACTGATCGCCTCTGTGTGATATAACAAATACGTTATCATCAGCATTCAGACTGTGTAACGTTTCAATTAGACTTTCGATACCTACACTATCAAGTGCACCATCCAAAGTCTCGTCAAGTATCAGAAGGTTAGTAGATACTGAATTACGTAGCTTAGCAACTGATCGCCATGTTAGCATAATTGCAAGTGTGATACGTAGTTTCTCACCTTCTGAGAAAGAAGCATAAGAGAACTTATCACGGAAACGAGATTTGATTACCTCATTAAAGTTCTCATCAAGTTGAAAGTCAACAAAGAGATCAAACGCTGCTAGATACTTATTGATCAGCTTGTTCATAACAGGGATATACTGACTGATGATTCTTGCTTTGATACCACCATCTTGTAGTATTGTTTTCACTACATTCAATATCTCTCGTTCTTCGAGAAGATCTGTTCTCTCTTGATGTTTCTTTACTAGTGCTTCTTCTAATTTCTGCAGCTTAGACGTATCGACTTCTTCAACTTCTTTCTGAGCGTTATCTAATTCTCTCTTCATAGAAGATAGAGCATTCTTAGACATTTTGATTTCAGCACGATATTCTGATATCTTAAAATTAACAGACTGAATTTGATCTTCGATTTTAGATATTGAGTTGAGCCTTTGCTGATGTTCTTTGATAGTTTCTGCTACAGTTACAAGACCACTTTCAATGTCTGCTTTCAGTGTGTTCTTTTCTGATATTTGTTCTGCTTTAAAATCATGAGCAATACCTTGTTTACATGTTGGGCAGTCGTCGTTGTGTTCGTAGAACGATAACTCTTTTTCAAATGCAATACGGTTACGCTCTAGTTCAGCACGTTTTTCTGTAGCAGTTTGGAATTTCTTTTTCTCATCAGGCTTATCTGAGATGTCGTCATATAATACTTTAAGTATATCGTCTTGTGCATCAATGAGATCATTCTTTCCTTCAACAATATCAATCTCACCAACCATTCTCTCTTTAATCTTATTGACTTCAGTAGTTTTAATCTTACGAATCTCTTCGTCATGCTCTTTAGCACTTTCGATCTTAGTATCGTTGAGTTCAATCTGATAAGCGTTTTCGTTAATCTCATCCCGATTATCACTTAATGTATTTTTAGCAAGTACTCCCATAGTACTAAAGACTTGGATATCAAGTAAGTCTTCGATAATAATACGTCGCTGACCTGCATTGAGTTCCATAAAAGGAATATAGGTAGCTGAGCCTAATACAACGATTTGATTGAATGATCTATAATTAATCCCAAGAATAGATTGCTCTAAGAATTGTTGGTAATCTTTCTTAGCAGCGTCTTGGTTAATCATCAAGCCGTCTTGCCATATTTCAAATACAGCTGGTCTCATACCTCGTCTAATCATATAGTTCTTACCACCGGCAGCAAAGTATAACTCTACCAATAGTTCTTTCGTGTTGATCGTATTAATCAACTGTACTTTATTGACTTTACGAAAAGGTCTATCGTATAAGCCATAAACGACAGCATCAAGCAGTGTGCTTTTTCCTGCGCCATTAGCGCCACTAACAAGAGTGGTCGGTTTTGCATCAAAATCGATGGTTGTAAATGTGTTACCCGTTGATAAAATATTCTTATACTTTATCTTTTTGAATGTAATTCTCATTATAGATTAATGGCCTCATGATATAAGTCATCAATTACTTGCTTGACTCGTCCTTTGTCAACTTGTGTCTCAATACTATCAATGTACTGATGCAATATTTCACCAGTATCTTTTGTTTCATCTAGTATCTCGTCTACACCAGCACTTTCCAAATTTAGACTATCGTCGATTGCTTTCACATCGACTGCACCACATTCACTCATACGACTCATAAAGAGATCATACAAATAAGCGTTGGTACGGTTTTTAACAATAACTTTTACAAAAGTATCTTTATAGATATCGACATCGTAGTTAGCAACATCATCAACTGTCCAATCAGAATCATCATAATCTATTTTGTAAAAGACACGGTTAGGATTTTCGATCTTAGTCATGCTTCGATCTTCAGTATCAAATACGTGGAAACCACGACTACCATTATAATCAGACCAAGTCATTTCGTAAGGTGCGCCAAGGTATTCAATGTTTCCATACCTAGATGGATGGTGGAAATGACCAGAGTAAACATTTTCAAAATTAGTAAACACATTCATTTCAGTACCATGAGTACATGGAACACCTTTAAGCATCTCAAAGCCTTTCACTTCAAGGTGGCCCATTACAACATCTGCTGTACTTTCGGCTAACATCTTATGGTTATATTCTGCATTCTCTTTATTGATCCAAGGAAGCATTAGGAAAGTAGTATTTCCAATTGTAAGATGTTCTGCTTTATCTTCATACAAATTAAATTGTTTGAAATCATTTGTTAATAGATTCATGCTATTAACTTCATTGGTATTCGTATAGTAGATATCATGATTACCAATTAAACAATGGAAGTCTATATCACGGTCTGCTAAGTGTTGGAAGAAGAAACTTCGGCAACGCTGTAAGCTTACATAGTTGATATACTTTCTGCGATCAAAGGTATCACCAAGATCGAATACTGTTGTAATATTATGTTCGTCCACATAAGGAAAGAATACTTCCTCAAAGAATTTTCGTTGTACTTCATGGAATACACGGCTGTCTCCTCTTGCACCGAAATGTAGATCAGTGACGATTGCAATTTTCATATTAGTCCTCGCTTGTACTTAAGTCAAGCTTGTTATTTTTGGCTGTTTCAATCATCTGCTCTTCTCTAAGTTTATTAACGTTGTCAACCCACTGCATAGTAGCTAACATTTTGTTGCGCTGTTTTGTAATTTTTGCTTTCTTTGTAAGAGCACGATCGTACTTCATTCTTGAAACATGGTCTTTATATACTACACCGTTGAGATGGTCTAACTCATGCATAAAGCATCGAGCACCATAACCTTCGAGTAGTCCACTTTGTTTTTCGCCATTCTCATCTAACCATTCTGCCTGAACAGTTTTTGGTCGTTTAACGTGGAGGAATACATCTGGGAAACTCAAGCAACCTTCAACTTCAAGTTCAGTATCGTTGTCGAACTCTAAAACTTTAGGATTGATTACCATAATAGCAGTATCTTTTGATTCTCCCATAACAAAGCATCTCATATCTAAACCAACTTGACAAGCAGATAAGCCGATACCTTTGCGCTTCACCATCATATCAACCATTTGTGATTTTAGATCTGCAGCATCTTCAAATATTTGCTTGACCTCTTCAAAATCAAAATCCTTTAGCTCTTTGTTAAGAATAGGATCGGGGTAGTATACTAACTTCATAATTTACCTTCTTCTCTCATTTGTGCACGAATAGATGTTGCAGATATCTTATGGATATCTTCGCCAAGGTCATGTTCTGTAAATGTGTAACCTACTCCACGACCAAAGCTAATGTCAACAATATTCGGCACCTCTATAATTAAGTACTCACGGCCATTTTCATAACCATGTTCTCTTAGTCCATTTTCAATACCTTCAATAGTTTGTATCATACCAAACGGATTATCGTCCTGTTTGGCTGTACGCCCTGCTCCAGCATCACCTTCATATTTAAAAACGTCTCGTACCATTATAACAACTTGTCCCGTGATTGTCAAGGCTTTTTTAAATAATTGTGTGTGGCCATCATGCCAAGGCTGCCATCTGCCTAGCATCTGAACCGTTGGCTTTTTATAATCAAAGAATTCTTCTGGATTAATCATTTCCCTTTACTCCAAATTTAATATGATTATACCATAGCCTTTCGTGGCCGTAGTATAATACAAACTTAATAACTATATCAGCAAGAAATACTGCACCGACTGCCTTAGTTGGTAATCCAAAGTATAAGGCTATTAAGGCTGTTGTAATACTTGCTATAAATCTCCATGTCACTGCTTTCGCTAAGTGTCTCGCTTTTGTTACTTTCTCACTCATTAATCTTCCGTGTCTAACTTAAAAGTAGCTCTAATAATTGCAGCCGTAGTAACATGCACATCAGGTCTAAATGTATGTACAATGTGATCTACTGAAGTTGGCTTCTCAAAGATCTTATTAGTATCTTCAAAACGACCTTCTTTAATTGTATCCATCCAAACTGAATAGTCTGGTGCAAAATCAACACGAGCTTTCTCAAACGGACAAACAAAGTCTGTAATAGCAAACTTACCAGCTCGAACTACACCTTCCGATAGGAACTTCATTCTCAATGCTTGTCTCATACGACCTTCATCACTAAAATCCCAGTCGTCATATTGTTCTCTTACCTGGTCAGCGTTTATCCAAACACCTCCAAGCTCTTTTGCCAATGGTTCAGCAAGATAACTCTTACCAGATCCTGGCAGACCAAAAATCAAAATCTTCTTCATTACTTTTCTTCCGGTTTTGTCTCGGATGGTGGTTGCTTCTTAAATTTCTTTTCAAAGTCATCTATAAATCTGCTTATATACTCAGGCGGTTCGTTCATTGTGATAGTAGGGCCTTCGCCAGTATCAGCAAGGATGCTTTGAGTTAGCATGTTTTGTGATGCTTTAAACTTGATATAGGTTTGCTTCTTCTCTTTTTGTATTCGTCTTAGAAATGCAAACCAAATAATCTGTGTAAAATATGCAAATGGGTTTTGGGATTTCTCAGGATCAAAATTGTGAAGGTACTGTAAGCAATTCTCAATTCCGTCTGATATCATTTCTTCTTTATATGAGTAGCCTGAAAAGTTTGGTTTGGTTGCTAGCCTTGTGCCAATCAATAGAATGCACTTTCCAATGTATTCAGGTACTTGTGGGGCTTTTTCTCCTGAAGCTTCAGCGTCGTTACATAGTGTTCTGTATGCTACTAATGCTGCAAGCAAATCAGGATTGTTCACGTAGTTGCGTTTTCTCGCCATTATTGAATCCTTTTAATGTTTATTCTATAAAGGTATAAGCTCTATAGGGTTATGTTTCTCAATTCTTTAAAGGTATAATTATAACACACTTTTGAGGGTTTGTCAACACTTATTTTATCTTGTTAAATTAAATGAAAATAAATGAAAAAAACAGTTGACAAATGGTACGAAGTATGGTATAATAAGGTTATCAACCTTTAAGGCACATAATAGTTGTACTAATCAAACCTCTATAGTATAAATCTTGTATGCAAATTGTTCTGTTCCGTAGATTTCAATTCGCTTCTTAAAATGCTTCAACGTGTAGTTCTCGAAAGAGCCGACCGATAGGTCGTCCGTTATATCATATAGAGTAGCTTGCTCCGAGTCCTCAGCCTTCCTTAAAGTTCTACCAATTGATTGTAGCACCTTAATTTCAGATTTTGAGCCAGTAGCAAATATCACATTATCCAATCTTTTCAAATTAACACCCGTAGAGAATACTCCGTAGGAAGCAAGTATGTCATGTCGCTTCTCTGGGTCATTTTCTATTAAGTGTCTAATTTCTTCTCGTTCGGTGCCTTTAGTACCACCGTAGATAAAATGTAGTACACGACCTTCCTTGCGAAGCATCGGTTCAAGCACCTTACCATGTTTTTCAACTAAATCAAACAGAACTAGGTTGTTCTGTCCCTTTAGAGACCATAACAAATTTCTTATAAAAAGATTTCTCTTTTCATTATTAACAATAAACTCTCGTTCAGCTGGCCATTTCTTTGTGCCATCTAAATTCTTGAGCGCATCTTTAAACTTCTTGCGGGTTTCGACACTATGGGATAGTACGATCGCCTTCACTTTAAAATCAGCAACGGTTCCTTTATCCATGAGTTCTTTTGTATTCACAAATCGTTTGACTTCGCCAAAGCAACCTTCTAATACAAGCCGATGTGTTTTACTTTCAGCTGATTTCAGTGTACCAGTAAATCCATGACGATACTCACAGTCTGTTAACTTTTCCATAATAGTAGTTAAACTTTTAGATTGAAACGTATGTGCTTCATCTCCAAGTACAACTGCAAATTGGTCGAACCAATCTTTTCCTAATTTTACTAGTGACTGCCATGTTGAGATAACAATCGGTGAGCTTGTGTTTTTATCAACACCACCTTGAATAGTATAGATATCGTTTTCGTCACAACCATAATCTACAAAGTCACCTTTCATTTGATGTACTAATGAGATAGTTGGAACGATAATTAATGTACGATGGCCAAAAGCTTGGAAGTAGTGTTGTTGAATCAAATAGATTATTAAAGACTTACCAGATGATGTCGGTGATAGAGATAAAGATCTACGCTTACGCAAAGCGTTAAGGACATAGTCGTTTTGATAGTCTCTTGGTAGAAATTTACAATTGATTTCTTTAGCGAGTTGTACAGGGTAGTCATCATCAAAATCCTCGTCTAATCCTATATGATCTGGAGCAGATAAGAAATATCCACGATCGTCACAGAATTTTTTAATGTGTGGGTAAAGGCCAACGTAGATAGTTGGTCTCATAGGTTGGAATAGTCTAATAATACCATCCCACATTCTATTCTTATAAGCAGGAACGAATTGATAACCTTCAGGCCTAAAACTAAAGTGCTCAGATAATTCCATGAGTGTGCCACTGTCTGCGACAATTTTCATATGAACCGAATTAATCGGCTCGATCGTTATCTGTTCGCTCATTATAGTTTAACCGCCAATATTACAAGTATTGCAGTTAGTAGAATATTTGTGAAAAAGATGCCGATCGCTAATATAGTATGATACCATATCCATCTTGTTTTGTATGCGTTTTCGATAGTAACTTCGTTTGGGTCTGTATCATCAGCCATTACATCAATGACCTTTGGTTCTGCTTCTGCAGCACGGTCAAGAGCTTGTTCAGTAAGGGTAGCTTGTGTATCTTCCCACTGACGGTTAGACTCTAGTTTCCAGCCCCATTCTAAAAGTTTATCCCACACTGATCGTTCACCTTTATTCATTGTATATTCCTATTTATTAATAGTCTCCTGATTGGAATTTAAGCATATCAATCATATTCTTAATGATAAAATTACGGCTGTGAATTGTTCTAATAATATCTTCAAGATAATTTGAATTTGCTGAGTGGTAATCAATCGTTAAACTAAGCTTAATAATATCTTTGTCTGATTGAATATATTTGTCTACATCTTGACGTAATACTTTTAAACGAAAAGGCTTCCAACCATTATCTTTTAAATCTTCTTCAGCCATACTTCCGTCATAGTATTCACGCTTAAGACGCTCAAGCTCTTTATATTCGGCTTTTAATTTTTTAACACGTAGCACTTCCCTATAGAAAAGGTTGTAGTACTTGCTGTGTAATTGAGGAATTCTTTTAGATTCACCAACTAGATTTGTTTCGTCTATTGCTGAATCAGCTGCCCATAGAGAGGCAATATCATTTGTGTCCATTATATACTCGCTTGTTATCTATAAAGGTTAATTATATCACGTTTTGTGGTATTTGTCAACCCCTTTATGATAATTGCTTAATATCAAATTGGTCGTATCGTATGGTTACTGTTGCTTCAACATAACTAACGTCAGCATTACTTAAGTCTAAACTTACTGGTGTAATACCAACAGGGAAACAATTTGTGAACGTAGCTTCAATATTTGGATTTTTCTGTGAGTTTAGAATTACGACAGAGATATCTGAAGTCAGACCATCAATACTTTTATTTAGTTTATCATATGACTCTAAAGTTTCTGGAGTACCAAAGGCTCTTAACCAACTATAGATTTCAATATAGTTGCTCATGTTCTCGTCTACGATGAAAGTCAAATCTAAATCAGCATAAGAAATGTGATCACCAACACTATAAAAAGAACGCAGTGGCGTCTCGCTCTTAACAGCGTTTGTAGTTACTGAAGGTAATAGAACCTTATTAGAAAAGAATTCTACGTGGGGCAACCTTTTGACTTGGATTTTAAAGCCACCAGCAGATAAATAGTTATTAATCATAATGTATACCTTTAATTTGATGTATACGCTTATTTATTAAAAAGGTGACTATAACATGTTTAATCCCAAATCTTTCAACTTTGAAGTCGACACTGCAGACCTCTCAATCAATGAAGTAACTAATCTTCATAACATATTTTTCGTCTCTAAAGATTACGACTGGTGGTACGAGGTTTTACCTGATGATGTCGTAGTTGACATTGGCGCTAGTGTAGGAATGTTCTCAGCTAAAGCTTTAGACGCTGGTGCTAAGAAAGTTTATATGATCGAACCAAGTAAGAAGCTTTTAAAAACTGCGGTCAAGAATGTGTCCGATTATATTATAGGTAACAACGAATTACCAAGAGTCGTTCCAATCAACGCAGCAGTCGGCCGTACTGATATTGATCTATCCAACGTATATGGTAATAATGAAGTAAAGCTAATGAGCTTATTAGAATTCTGTGTAGATTTTGATGTCGAACAAATTGACTTCTTAAAAATTAACGCAGCTGGTGCAGAATACAATATCTTACACAGAGATATGTTTGATTTTCTAGGAACTAAGGTTCGCCATATAGCAGTACGTTGCCATTTAGATGCTCAGTATGGTAGTATAGATAAATTCAGAGAGTGGCGAGATACTGTGTTAAATCCAATGATTGCACTCGGTAGAGTTTATGTTCAAAACGATACGTATATTGAAAAGATTCAAAGCGATCAGTTCGCCGAACTAATGCCAAAAAGCTTTATGTTGTATATTAAGAATTGGTAGAATTACCAGTTGTGTATGTTACCAGCTATAATAAAGAAGCAGGTGATAAAATTAACAAGAACAATAACAGTTCGTATTAATGCTATCATATCTGCTTCTTTATCAGATGAGCCTTCTTTTTCGCCAATAGCTTTTGCCCAAAGTCTCCAGTATTTCTTCATTAGAATGCTGCAGCTTCTACGTAATAATCTTTAGCATCTTCAGCAGACTCAAAATTAGTTATCATGTATTCGCCTTGAGCAGCTGAAGCTTCAATGTGCTGATCTTTATTTTGTTTGGCCCATAATTCAAAGAGTTCTGCTTGCTCTTTCCCTTTGTATTTCTTACTGAAGTTTACTTTAACGTGAGCATCAGCAGAGTCAACACCGTAGGTAACACAAAGCTTATACTCTGTACCTTCAATACGTCTTGTTGAGAACTCAGTGCCTTCACTATTTGATTTGGTACCAGTAGTAACTGACCTAAGCTCTGGATACTTTTCATAGAACTTAAATCCTTCTGCTACAGGATCAATTTCTCCAAGCTGCCATTCGTTAAATATTTCAGTTATTGGTTGGAGTACCATTAGTTCGCCATAACGACCTTTGACTTTATTGTCTTTTGGATTCGTTAAAGCGATCGTAAGTGCCTCAATCGCAAAGGATGCAATTTCGTGCACCTTTGTTGTCTCGGCGTATTTCTCTAAACTGTGAGCAATGATAAACAAATTGTCTGGATCATAATCTTTACCACCCATACTTTCTTCTTTAGTATGGTCTAAGCATCTGTTCTTAACACCCACACCACTATAGTGTACTGTGTTATTAAGTATAGATTCTCGTAAATCACCTTCAGCACTATATGCATAAACATATTGGCCAAGGCTTTTCATAAACTCAGATTTGTATTTCATTTTATTGCTCCATTATATAATTTTTAAATCACTTAAGAACTGTTTCTTAGAGGTTGTTTTCTCCCAGAAAGTCAGATCCTTTTCAGCTTGAGCGATTTGCTTCTCAAGATTTGCAATCTCTTCTGTAGTTAGATTAGAAAACGGTATACCAAGTAAACGGTTACAGTGTTCTTGAGTTGCTTCAGTATTACTTAAAATTTGTTCGCTGATATTTTTCTTGTTCTTACCCTTAAAGACAATCTTATCATTAAGTACTGCATTAATAAATTGCATCTTAATCTTAAGCCAAGTCAGTTCAGAGTTATAGTTCTCAATGTTTCTATTGATTCGTTGGTCAAGTACACCGTAACGATAATCACAGAAGTCAGCAATGAGATTACGAACATCATCATATTCTCTTAGCTTTCCGTCTTGATCGATCACAGTACAGTTTTGACTAAGTACTCTTGTTAGCTTAAACTTAGCAAGTATTTGTTTGTGATTCCATTTGGCTGAAGATGCAAGCTTGAGTTTTACGTGGAAGTTAAAGCCACTCTTATCACAACAATCTTCATAAGATACTATATCTCCGTCGTCCTCGAGTTTATCTAGTACCTTCACGTACCCTTCTCTGTCTAGCCCATAAGGTACTTCGGTAATATTTAAAGTAGTCTTAGAAGGCTTCTGATAAACACCAATAACAGTGTATCGCTTAGGCTCGATAGGATCTTTTTCTACAGTACCTTTAAACTCAGGGAATTTAATGTCGATATTGTTTTTAATTTTCTTAGTTCGTATGTATTCTTCACAAGCTTCAGCAATGCTGTTAGGACAATGTGGAAGAATATTAGTAGCGAAACCAGTAGCAATACCTTTAGTACCATTAACAAGAACCAATGGAATTACTGGTAAGTAAAACGCAGGTGGCTCATGCTCTGGATCTTCATGTACAGGACTCAAGTCTACGTCTTTAATATACTTTTCAAAATTAGATGAGAGTTTACTGTAAACATAACGAGGAGCACCAGCATCTTGAATAAGTCGAGTACCAAATGATCCTCTACCTTCAACAAGACAAATGTTGTTATTCCACGTTGCTGCCATAAGCTGACCTGAACCAGCTGCTGAACCTTCACCGTGATTATATCCGTAGTCAGAAATAATACCAGATACTGCTGATACTTTCTTAAAATCACGTTTAGTATTTTGAATGCTTGAGTAGAGGTAGAACCTTTGTACAGGTTTAAGACCGTCGATCATATTTGGGATCGCTCGATTTTCAACGGTGTACATAGCAAAGCTCTTCCATTCTCTACCAGCAACATCGGACAAAGGATAGTACCTATTGTCGTCAGATATGTAAGATGTTAAGTCGCTCATAAATTTATTTTTTTCCAGTTAAAAGTATATTATATCAAATCAAAAGGTATTTGTCAACCCCTTTGTTCATTTAATTTAACAACTCTGCAAAATGATCGAACACGCCAGGGTTATCTTTAATTACTCTTTCGAAGTTTCGTTTCATTGTTTCTAGACCCTTCTTATTTCCTTTTTCTTTCATGTCCGCTACTCTTGCTTTAATTTTATCGTAGTCAAACTTGTCAGCCGGATATATAGTGGGTTTCCATACTACAGTAGAATCCTTTGGCATTCCATAGTATCTTCCGTCGTCAGTGTATTTGAATTGTACAGTCATAATCATTCCTTATTAAGTTAAAAGTATATTATATCAAATCAAACGGTGTTTGTCAACTGTTTTGTTCATTTATTTTAGGCGAACATGAAGTCTTTACGTAACTGAGCATCTCTACCAAACATCATTTGGAAAAGACCAGCGTCGTCTACAGAAACAGTATCATACTTTGGTTGATTAATAATTACGTCGTACTCATCTTCTGTGAGTGAGCCAAGGCCTTTGATATAACGATGCTTCCAATTTGTGTTTGTTTTCTTAAACTCAGAAGCGTCTTCGTATGTATAGAACCACTCTACTTTATCTTTAAAGGTAGATATCATAATCGGAGTACGAGTAATTCGTACACGATGTTCAGTTAAAAGTCGTGGCCAAAACTTGTAGAAGAAAGCGATCAGCAGAGGACTAATGTGTCCAATACCATCATGGTCAGCATCAGTCAATGTTGCAATGTGTTTATAAGTTGCATTATCTACACTGTCTGGATCATTAATGTCCAAGCCAAGAACAGCAACCAATTCACTAAGTTCTTTATTTTTCAGAACATCGGCTGGTTTCATATCCCACGTGTTCATAATAACCCCTCTCAACGGAAAGGCGCCGACCTTATTGGGATCTCTTACCTTTAAAAGAAAGCCCATAGCCGAATCCCCTTCGACGATCTTAAGAGTAGCATCATCTTTATTGGCAGCAATATGCTTTGCAACTTTGATTTTGCGTATTTTCTTTTGAGCTAGAGTTGCGGCTCTTTTATCTGCTGCCATTTTCTTAGCAAGTTGAGCTTCAATGATAGGATCAATAATGTCTGGTGTGTTTAGAATCTTTCGAGCCAATACTGAGAAGTCTTTAATCTCTGCTTGCTCTAAGTGAACACGAATGTCTTGTAGTGGATTAGTTAATCGCTCTTTTGTTTGAGAATCAAATTTAGGATTCACAAAGTTTCGAGCAAACATTACAAAGGTCAAGCCACTCTTAATAGTCGTTTTAACAACTTCAATTTTGTGTTTACGCTTTACCATGGTAACAAGTTCATCGACTACATTATTAACAATGTGTTCTACGTATGCACCACCCTGTCTGGTATTCACTCCGTTTACATAAGAGGTTGTTCTGAAGCCGTCTTCTGATGGAGCAAAGAATAAAGAAAGGTTTTCGCTTTTTTCGATGATTGTTGTTTCACCAAATTGTGCAGCGTATTTCTTTAAGTCATTAATTAGTATTCTTTTGTTGTTAAGCGTAAAACGAATTTCCGGAAACGACATCGATAAACTAATAAGTCTATCTTGAAGGAGAGCCAGCGTACTAAGATCTCCAAGCGAATCTGCCTCAAATAGCTCAAAGTCTGGGACGAAAGAAACTTCCGTTCCAGAACCCGCTCTTTTCTTTTCTTTAACATTTATTGTATTACCCCCGTCAGTACATGTTACTTCAAGTAGATTCCCATCTGACCACGTCCTACCTTGGAATGATTTAGATAAAAAGTTAGTTGCTGCTGAACCAACACCGTTTGTTCCAATGGTTACACGTTCGTCGTCAAAGGAAGTACCAGCATTAACTCGTGTCCAAGCTGCAACTGGTCGTTTGATTTTCTTACCAGATTCTTCGTCGTGTATTTCATCATGTGGAATACCTCGTCCGTTATCTGATACAACGATCGTGTTGGTCGCTTCATTAATTGAAACATTAATTTTATTAGCTTTCTTAAAATTTGTACGAATAGCTTCGTCGATAGCATTATCCAAAATCTCATCAATCATTTTACTGAGAGCAGGAACATAATCAACTGACTTCCATTCGCCAAGTACAAATCGCTCGATAGACTCTTTTGCAGCCTGAGCCCATGTACATACCAATACGTTCTCTAACGTGTTGGCGTGCTGTTAAAATTCTAAATTCTTCTTGTTTCTTCATATATTAAGCCACCTGCTCAAATTGTTTATAAGTCGCATCAAGGTACTTTTGTGTAGGTGTTTGTTTCCAAGTACGCTCAGCAACTATATCTCCTGATTCATCTCTAAGAGATTTTTGCTGTTTAACACAATGTAGATTGCCATCAACTACAGTAGCATTACACACTGTTTCCCAGTGTTCGATATGCTTAGACTCAACATAGTCTCTGTCGTCGATGAGCTCATCAGAAATTATATATTCCTGCTGGTATTCGTCACTACTCTCAATGCAGGAGTAAAGGTGATCCCAAAAGCCTGGAACGGCTACTTGCTCTGTGGTTAGGTCGTGGACAACGATGGTTTCGCCACCCTTAAATTTCCAATAGTCTTCACTAACACCAGCGACGTAATCGTCGTCGTGGGCAGCATAGTTCTCTTTGTATTGAGTTTGGATTACTAGTTTCATATATTTCTCCGATGTATTTGCGATGTATTTCGTTATGTAAAAGTATATTATATCATATCAAAAGGTATTTGTCAACCCCTAAAGTGATTTATTTTCACTTTTTTTACCCTCTCACGTGTATACGTTATAAAGGTACCTATGCGAGGTACGTGTCGTTACGCTTTAAGAACCACCGTTCGAGTGTATCTTCACCAGTAAGAATGTATGCCACGGTCTTCTTAACCTTAGCAAATCTAAACCCTTGGTCTCCGATACTTCCAACCCATACAATGTGGGGATATTCCGGAAACATACCAGTCTCGTTTAGACTGTACTCGAAGTTGTTACCGCATTCCTTCTCAACGAAGTTACCGACCTGCTTCTCTGCGTGGTTGTAATATGCCATATTCTACTGCCTCACATGTATACGTTATAAAAGGTACATACAAATTCATATTTGATGGGTATATTATATCAAATCAAATGGCCTTTGTCAACCCCTCTCTTATATCATTTTGGAATATACATATAACTAATCGTTCTATATAAAACGACAATAACAGTTGACAAATGGATCAAACTGTGTTAGAATACACTTATCAACCTTTAAATAATAATAGGATTTCTTATGAATGTAAAAATGATCTCATACTCTCAAGCTCCAGATGCTAACGCATCAGAGAGTGCACTCGATTTAGTAGCTTATTGTGCTAGAGTATCAAACCCATCTAATCAAAATAATACAGAGACGAATGAGAAGCTCGTCAAGTATCTAATGAAACACAAGCATTGGTCTCCATTAGAGATGGTGTCTCTCTGCTTAGAAGTTGAAACAACTCGTGATATCGCTAGACAAATCTTACGACATCGCTCATTCTCGTTCCAAGAGTTTAGCCAACGATATGCAGACCCTACTGCTGATCTAAACTTTGAGATCAGAGAAGCAAGACTACAAGACACAAAGAATCGTCAGAACAGTATTCCAATTGATATTACAGACGATAATCAACGAAGAATAGCAGAAGATTGGCGAATGAAGCAAATGGAATACATCCGTCAGTCTCAAAAGCTATACACTTGGGCGATCGAGAATGGTATCGCTAAGGAGCAAGCACGTGCAGTACTTCCAGAAGGAAACACCTTATCTCGTATGTATATTAATGGTACCCTTCGTTCTTGGGTTCATTTTATTGAACTTAGGAGTGGCAACGGTACACAAGCTGAGCACATGGATATTGCGAAGGCAGTAGCTCAATGTATATCAGAAGTCTTTCCAATGGCAGGTGATTTTGTATCAGAGTGAAAATAAATGAAAATAATTGTCAAAAACAGTTGACAAACACCATTTGATTTGATATAATATACTCATAAATTAAATAAAACAAGGCGAAACAGATGAGAAATGATATGATAGAAACTGGTGATAGTGTTACATACAAGTATCCAGATGGCAAATGTGTAAGAGCATTTATCAATGAGCTTGGAGAAGACTACATGGTAGTAAGACCCACGACTATTGATTGGGAATACGCTGGTGGTCAACCTTACGGTGACGTACGTTACTCAGAGGAAAAACTGACTGTTGATATGTTTGACGACATTGATCTAGAAATCTGGTCTGACGGTAGAGGTGGTGACAACTCTGCAATCGGAGTATCAGGTTGTCATGAACCGTGGACATCTGTTTGGCTTATTGTTGAAGACGGCAGAGTATTACACGCTGCATAGGAGAAAATATGGTAATAAATCAACAACAACTTGATAATTGGGATCTCTTAGCGAAAGCTTCAGTAAGAGATGGAGAACAAAGATATACAGAAGCACAGATCAGATCGTTGGTCGGTGCTCCAAGTATTGAAGAAAGTAACACCTGTACGTGCGGTGCTAATATAAATGAATGTGATGACACGTACTCACATATGACACACGGAGTTTAAATGAAAACTAAACTATATAATGCAGCCAAAGATTTTGGCTTTGGAATTGCCACTGTAGCGGCAATAATTGGAATCATTTCAGCCCTTATCGGCATTGGAGAAATGGTTGGTGCAGCAGACGATACAATAAGACTCGCTCTTGCTACTCCGTTCTTCCTGTATTTCATCTACATCTTCGGTGGATTGACCAGATCAATCTACTTTAAAAAAGATTAAAATAATCGACAAAAACAGTTGACAAACACCATTTGATTTGATATAATATACTCATAAATTAAATAAAGGAAACATTATGAATTACACAATTGAAGAAAGAGCGGCGTTTGTATCAACATCACTGCAAGGCTACATCACAGCATCTTACGAAGACTTAGTTAAAGTCTTTGGTGAGCCGCAATATGATACACCTTCTGGTGACGGTAAAGTCGATGTTGAGTGGGAAATGAATATCCTCGACGAAGATCATAATGCAATACGTCCCTTTACCATTTATAACTGGAAAGACTACGACGCTGGTCGAACAGCTAGATCTACTCCAAATTATAGGTGGCACATTGGCGGTACCTCTGGTGTCGTCTCCATGTTTGTTAATGAATATTTTGAAAAGAAGGTAGCGTAATATGAGTAAGAAATCTTTTAATATGGTAATGCGTGAACTTAAGAAAATTAAGAAGCAAATGGATAGAGAAGCTTCTCACGAAAAGTTCAACGCTATGAAAGCACAAGCAAAGAACGAACGTGCAGCTAACAAGCTAGCCAAATCAAACAAGAAATTTGACATCTATTCTGATGATAAGTTTGATGTGTCGGAGCTTGGCATTAATGAAGTAGCATTACAAGTTAACTACTAATGACTGAAATAGTCTATCTTTTAGCACTCGCCTTTGCAATGGTGTTTGCAGTAAAGCTGGTTATCAAGTCGCTTGAGTTCATGTATGCATACGCATTTACGATAGCAATACTTTTAGTTATAATGGTTATATTCTTATAACAAAAAGATCTAAGAGAAACGACAATAGTTGTTGACAAAATGATCTTGTTGTGTTACAATATACCCATCAAATATGAAAAGGTAAATAGAAATGAGTACTGATTTGAGAAACGTCCCAACAACAGACATCATGCAGACACGCTTCTTTGGTGGTCAAGACCGAGGAACATGCATCCAATTAACTCCACCATGGAGAGATCAAGGCCACATCCAATTAACTCGTGAACAAGCTGCAATATTGGCTGCTGAGTTAATGCTGTTTGCAGAAGGCGAAGAAGTTACTGAACAACTTCACCAACTATTGGAAGGCGACGATGGGGCAGAAGCACTTTGTGAGGCACTCTGCTCATGATGGTTGAAATGACAGGCCCACGTGGTGGGAAGCTAAACATAGATTTACAATCCATGACGCTAGTAGCGATGAATAGCTTTGCAAGACAACTAGGAATTAGTCGACTTAAGACTAACATTCATGTTAAGTTCCACCACAAGCTCTTTGTAGAGAATACATCTGAGGGTTTGTGTGAGTCGGTTGACGATCGTAACTTTATAATTGACGTTGGTCTATATGGCAATTGGTTATCAACTCTTGCTCATGAAATGGTACATGTCAAACAATTTGCTCGTGCCGAACTATCACCTTCTCTACAACATTGGAAAGGTCGTGACCATTCTGACACAGATTACTGGGATCAACCTTGGGAAAAAGAAGCTCGAAGGCTTCAGAATAAAATGGTACTTCAATTTGAAAAGGATTTAGCAAGCTAATGGCACCAGCAGAATTTTTTAAATTATTAGAGACGCACGACTGGTATTTTCAGTATAGTGACGATCATCGTGCATGGACTAAAGGACAAGCAGAGGCTAGTCGAATACAATCGATCGCTCAAGAAGTTCCTTTATTCTTAGATATGTATAGAGACTACTCTAATTTTATGTTTGCACCTAAAGATGAGTTCGGAAGAGATAGGCCGCAATTGATAGACTACTTAAGTTAGTTAATAAATTATGCGCCCTTAGCTCAGCTGGATAGAGCAACGGCCTTCTAAGCCGTAGGTCAGTGGTTCGAATCCACTAGGGCGCGCCAAATTAATAAAGTGGAGAAAAAAGTGAGTAATATAATTGAATTCCCGATGGACAGGGTCCGAATTAGCCCAGATGCGGCTGACTATTTTATAGATAGTGTTCGAGTACAGCTAAATCAGCAAGAATGTGATTTAGAAGCGATGAGTTTAGATCTCTTAGAACAAGCTAGAGCAATTGAAGCTCAAAGCGAAAGACTCTTAGAGATGTTTGATTAGAGGAGTTCTACAATGCACGGCAAGAATTGTCCAAGTTGTAATACTGATTGGGAAGAAGAAGAAACAATCACACAGTACTTCGAGAGTCAAGGTTACTCTCACAAGAAGGCAGTACAAACCGCAGCGATGTATGGATGTACTCCTAAGTCACCAAAACATTTTGGCAAGGACGTAAGAGGTATAGAAATACAAGGACATTACGATGGCATATTATATTGGGAATGCCTAGTATGTAATGTTATGTTCGATCGTTTTACAATGGAAGTTGTAGAACCTTTTAAAAGTTAATGCAAGGAAGATGTTCGGCGTATCAAGTGGTACGCTCTGCAATTAGTGGGTAGGAAGCCACCCTCGGAAGTACTTAGTAATAAGGACAGAAGGCTATGAAGTATATACTATTCGTATTAACCTTTTTTGTAATGGGCTGTAGTTCAGTCGGCAGTGTTGTTGATGGAACTACTGGTATTGTGAGCGGTGTAATCAAAGACGTATCTGATGTAACAACATATACTCTTGATGCAGCTAGCGGAGCCGTTAAGGCTGCCACCCCAGGTTCAGAAACTAAGTAATAGGAGTTAGCTAGCCAAGGATGGCACTTATTTAGGATTATATTATGAACGAATACAGCCCAGACAATTGGGTAGTCTTAAAGATCAAGCCAGGCAAAGGGATGTTCCCTATCTATAAAGTATTGGCAGGATGGAATGGAAGTTATACAGAAGGTAGCTCTTGGAGGATTAATAGTGGTATTACTCTCGTGTTTGATCGTGAAGACGAAATTCATTTCCATGGTGAAAGTGGGTCAATCTACAGATGTCCCAAAGGAGCTTACGGACTAAAAATTAACAATGTGCGAGTCTATAACCAGCTGATTGACAATCAACAGTTCAAAGGACAAGTACAGATGATGGATGAAGATACAGATTGGAGTAAACTAGCGTGACTAACAACGAGTTTTTTGAACGAACATCAATGAATAGTATTAATAGGCTTGAAGTTATAGATAAAACTGGTCGCGCCTATACTCACTACTTTAGTGGTAACGAAAAAGTACGTTATAGTTTACAAGATAATAATCGTACACTTAAAATATTCATTGATGAATTTGGGAGTACTGTCATTGACAATGCCTAATGAACGACGTAATGCAGTCAATTATACTCGTCAGTTCTTAGTTGATCTGATGGATCC